GGCATGTTGTCTCAAGTGGAAAGGTTGTCGCTAGAACCCGATTTACTAATTTTGATTAGTGGATCCTTGAAACCACAAGAAAAGCCGGGCTTTCACCCGGCTCTTGTCCACTACTCAATCTCAGTCTGGCCGCGAACCTGAAACTAGCGCGTCTACCAATTCCGCCACATCCGCAACTGGCACAAGGTCAACCGGCGCAATCGATCTCAAGGATTTTTTGGCCGTTTTCCTGGTGCATTCGCAAATTGAGACTCACAGAGATCGGAGTCATTTGCTGGCGGAAGCGTAGCAGATCGGGGGTCACTAGTCGCGCTTAGTCAGGAGCTAGTCCAGACTCAGATCGCATTAATGGCGTCGTAACGCGCTTGGTCGGTGACCTTGGCGTACCGCAGCGTGGTCTCCACATTGCTGTGACCCATCAGACCCATGAGGGTGCGGATCGGTACACCGGCTTCGGCGCACCATGTGGCGAACGTGTGGCGCAGGGAGTGGAAGGTCCACTTGTCGTCTTTCTTAACAGAGTAATTCCTTACTTTTTTGAAAGCACGAATCAATTGGTCCTTACCACCTGGCCAGTCATCTCCAAACAGCAAGGTATTGCGCGAGGCATACTCTGTCCGTTGGGTCATGATCGGCTTGATGCGCTCATGAACAGGGACCGCACGGAAGTTCTTGGCCTTGGTTTGAAAGCCCTCTCGACCACCGATGTAGATCTGACCTGTTCCCAGGTCGACATCCTGCATCCGCAGCTTGAGTAGCTCTCCTTGACGCATCCCTGTGTAGGCAGCAACCACGATGATGGCGGCAACATCATCCCGCGAGAACGGGTCAATGGCTGCCTCATACATCTGATCCACCTCCTCCTTTGTGAACCACGTCAACCGGTGTTCACCTTCCTTACGTCGCTTGAATTTGGGAGGAGTGATTTCTGTCACGCCCATCGACGAGCAATGATTCAACACCGTGGATACGGCACTGATAACTCGATTGATGGTGGAGTCGGACATGTTGCGTTCCTCTTCCAAATCAATACACGCTTGGTTCATCACCATGGGCGTGATTTTGGCTAGTGGAAAAGAATTGCCAACACAATTGGTAAAGTGTTGACAGTTGTAGGTGTTGGTAGCAATAGAAGCACCGTGCCTCCATGTATCCCTGGTTCTGAAGGTGAAGTCGACCGCATCACCCCACGTTGTAATGGATTTACTGACCATCGAGAATCTCCTTGATTTGAGAAACCATGGCGTGACCCTCTTTTGTCAAAGTGACAATGCGCCTCCTTGCATTGAGAGGGTCCACCTTCTTAATAATTAAGCCCATACCGGGTTTACCTAAGCGATGGTGTGTACTAAGCCAATCTGTATTGCGACTTGTGCTATTAGGTGATAAACCTAAATCATCTTGGATCGATTGTAAATTACAAGGATCGTGAGATGCGATATAGCAAAAAATCGAAACAAGTTGGCCGGGTACTTCAAAGTCTTTGACCCGAAACAGCTCGTGAACCTTGCACAGACGCCACATGAGATCGTCTGTTTTTTGGTTGAGTAGTGGATGAGATGTTTCGGACACTGAACTGGTTGAAGAACCAATCACAGCCTAGCAAAAGCAGTCCCATCTGAACCTGAACTGACCCGCAGTAGATCCGTAGATCCATGTGCGGAATGCCGCCCCGGTCCCAGCCCACATACAATCCAGCCCCATCAAATAGCGTCATGCGGTCAGGGAAGCAACGAGTAAGAGTAGTACATTTGTTCAGAAAGTGGCAACTGATGCGCTAATCGCATAATTGGGATCCCTCCTGCTGATGCGATAACTGCATAAACACGGTGTGCCAGTCGTCACCCCATGCGTCCCTGTACTCCTGGGCACTGAACGCTGAACCCTTGAAGGCAGGCTCAGCTACAGGTTTCATCTCATCATTAGACATTGTTGTCGTTAGGGTAGTTAAGTACGCCGATGTAGGCCTGTGTGATAAGAGTAAGCTCGTAGCCAATATCTGCTAACTCCCTGATCTTTGCGTGAGCCCTTCCTGGTTGTTTGTATGCATACTCTTTGACCTTGGAATCCTTGCGGTTATAAGATCGAACGATGCAGCAATACGGATCAGGTAGGTGCCAGATTACTGAGTCTTCTAAGACATCAATAAACGGTGGCGTAGCAAGATCATTCTCGTCTATATGAAATACTTCTTCCCAATCATTGGGAAATGGATCTTTTTTAGCCATATAACAACTCCATCTGCCTACGCTCACAATCACGGATACAAAACAGCGCCTCGCTTATTTCCTGCTCACTAGCGTCTGGATCGCTCAATGTGTCCTTGTAATGAAGACACATCAATAACAACGCATCAAGATATGTTAGTTCTTCAAGTGAATTCATCCATGGGTACAGTTGTCTAGACTTTGTCTAGGGGGAGTGATTCTGGGTGCGTCCATGTGCAACGGTGGGCCTCGAACCCACCCTGAAAATGCATCATTCTTGGTTGTCATCATCCCAGTCATGCATTTCGATCACGCGATAGATACGTTGATTGGGATACAATTCAAGGGCTGTCAATAATGCACTAGAACGATTTGTAGCCATAAGGTCAGTGGTACGTCCTTGTAGGAACACTGTGAAGCGTTTACACATGCGTGGTGCGTCCTTGTGACTCGTAACGGATTAGTGGTGACTTAAGGCACAAAAAAGGGGAGGTCATTAGCCTCCCAATTGTTGTTAGTGATGACGTGTTAAGTGGTGCGTTGCATGTGCCCTTTCAACATCAGACAAGAGAGCAACATTAGAAGCGGCGGGATTGGTAACAGCAGGATGAGGCTTTCCAAAGTCAGCAATAATAGCGGCGACAGTAAACGTAGGGATCAAGAAACAAAGCAGGTTCTTCATATTAAATCACTCCGTATAGTGCGTCATTGTAAATAACATTATCGGTGTCATCATCTTCTAGCCAAGTGGGATAATGAGGTTCTGGTTGTGATTGCATTAGCTCATCCAATTCGTAAGTGTTTAGGTAATAACTTTGACGTGCCATGATTTAAGTTCCAAACCTTTTGTTAGTGATAACAACAGAAGCAACCTTTTCGTTTTGTTCAAAGCGGTTGCGTTCTTCTCGTGCTATTTCGATTGTTTTGCACACTGAACCAAACCCAATAACACCAGAGCTAGACTGGTGTTCTTTGTGATAAGTTGCGGTGACGTAGTAAAGAGAGAAGCCCATAGTGATGACGTTGAGTCCTTAATTAGATACAAGCGTAATAACGTGGTGCAACCTTTTTGCCGTGTTGAGTACGGATAACAGCAACACGATGTTGCTGCTCAAGACGCTCTACAATGTGTTTGGTTCCCCAGCTATGGTGAGAGCGTAGTGTCTCGGAATTAATTTCATAGAGACGACGACCAGGATTGCTTTTAATGTATTTAAGAACAAGAAGATCAAGTGTTTTAAGTGTGAGATTGGCGAACAGTTTGGTCATCGTTTTAATGGTGAGTCCTTGTGATTTCGTAACGTTTGAGTTACAGTAATTAGTTATTTAGAAAAAGCCCCAGCCTGTAGAGTTACATTCAGCAACTAGTTGACTGTTATTCATAGCCTCAAGTTGCTGACGCTTCCATGCAGCTTCTGTGTCCATTGTTTCTTCGCTTGCATAGCTGCATGTTTCAAACCAGCAATCCATATACTGGTTGATTAGATCAGTGCGACGATCTGAATTGATGTAGGTAGTTGCCATGGTGAGTCCTTGTGATTTCGTAACGTTTGATCTGTGGAATGGTTAGGCTGCAGTTACATACTTTGAGCCCGTACCATGTGCATGGACAAAGATGTCACGTTTGGCACCATCACATAGTTTGCAAGTGATACATTGAGCTTCGCTATTGTCTACAGTTGCTGGGCATTGTTTGGCGTAGATTGGTGTAACATTCTTGTTAACAACTACGAAAGTTTTCCAGCCGTGAGCAGTAGCCTCCAGATAATCATTAAAGCCATCGCATGATGCTTGGAAGATACCTTTGAATTCTTGGGCGAAGTCTTCGCGCCATTGGTGCGTGTAACCAGTATGACCCGTGGCGAATGCATTCAATGAGATAACAATACCGGGATCGATAACACTAGGATCACCGTATGCACCCCAACGTATGCGGCGATTCTTTAATGCTAGAGCTAGTTCGAGATAGTTAAGCTCACTGTATGCGCCGCGTTTGTATGCTTTCCAGACACTATTTGGCCCCTGGCCCACGTTGACATAGCAGGAGCGTTGCCCTAGTGCGTCCTTACGGTGTGGACAGTTACCGCAGATAGAATAATCTTCGCCCGTGTTAATAGCAGCAACTGGGTTGATATCCTCCCGTAGGATGAACACCTGCGCCATATCACCAGTTTTGCGATTGGTACTCTTTAGAGTCAAGATGGCGACGTAAGGTTGGCCATCGATCGGTGATAGACCACGGTCGATGATGAAGCCTTTGATTTTCTTCATGGTGAGTCCTTATGATGAGTGGAAGGATTAATTAATGACAAATGTGCAATCTGGATGATGATCTTCTGACCAATACACTTGTGGCAATCCGGAATCGCGGCAGTGATCATTTAAGCGGTCAACTTCATCATCAGCTTGCTGTTCGGTAAGGTGAGAATAATGGACACGTACAACATTGTTAGTCTTGGAGTAGATTGCAAAAGTCATGGTGGCTCCTTGTGATTTGTGGAAAGGTTGAAAATTTCCCAAGGATGGGAATAGGACAGACAGCGAATCGACGCTGATATAAACGGCTGGCCGTTCTGTCCATTTAGTTGTGTGTTGCGTCCATATTGTTATATATGAAACCCGATTCAGTTTGCCCTAACCCATAGCGTCCCTGTTGATATGCACCGGGAGGTGTCTGGCGGCAGTGACCTACTCCCACTTCCTGCGAGCGGTGGCCGGGTTCAATTGTCGAGGTTCGGATTGCGACTCGCAGAGCTGATCGTGCTGGTCTGGCGATCGGGATGGGCCGGTGTCGTTCCGGTTTCCCTCTCGCTTGAACCCAGTATTGCCCCTTACCGTTCCACCCGTCAACAGGTCAGGCCAAGGCTTAACACTGGTTTAACAATTGGGGCAGGGCTGCTGATTGAATAGAACCGCACGATCTATATATATACCAATGTATTAGTACACTTGTACTGGTGTGGCGACAGATGGCATGATGATGATACTGCGAATCATTCTCAATAAGCCAACACTATTGACGTTAGATTAACAATACATCAGTACTAGTTGTCAGTATTTCCTACTAGAATCAGTAACTAGCGCGGCCTATTTGACAGGAAAAGGGGGGCATGGGGGTGAATCCTGCGCCCTTACCATGTCGATAGGCTTCAGAAATTTCTGTCATTTTTCCAACGACACCAGGAAGGACGGATCCAACCCCGCTTCCTCGATCATCTGATTACACCCCATCATGTTGAGCTGATACCACTCCTGTTGATCCAGACCCAACACCACTCCCCCCATCTTGATGTTGCAGATCAACGGACGTTTCATATAGACCGAACATTTACCATCCTCCGTCAACATCTCACAGGATCCATCATCCCGTACCTTGTAGGGAAACCGTTCCACCAGCTCCCTCAAGATTGGATGTTCCCAGCACCCCTCCAGGACGCTCTGTACGCGCTTACAGCACTGAGCGCACCCAGTACACGGATAATCCATTAGACACGCCTCCACGGGGCTTCTAGACGCATCTCAGGAAGTAATTCAGATGTAGGACTATCCACCTCCGTATAAATCGGATCAGGTAATGACACCTCAGGTGGATGTACCTGTTCATACTCTTCAATTGCCCGATCCACCGTCTCCTTTACCCGTGCTTCGATCACCAACCCCTCCAACCACACCAGCAGCCCAAGGAGAAGGTGATCAATCCAAGGTATGTCCCGTTTAAGGGAGCGATAAAGAACTTTAAAGTCCTCCAGCTTTAATTCTTTGTCCACATTGCATCAGATACATTAGGAAGGTGTTGATACAACAAGTCTTGTATTTGACTAGCAATCATTGCGTGTTCCCGTTGTGTACCATGACCAGTCCTTAGATCACAATAATGCAACCAAGACCGAATGGTTCCATTCATGTACAACCTGGATGGTGAAGACATAGGCAACACATCTCTGGCACACTCCTTGGCCACCCCACTGCTTACCATTTCCCGGTACAGGTCTTCACTTTCAGCATAGAGTTGATGAATCCTACGATAAAAGATTTCTTTTTTATCAGTACTTAGATCATCAATACTATTCTGTCGGTTCTTCATGTCTTGCCTTCGCAGGCTTGGTACAACGGGAGTACCGATGGTGGTGACATCAGCGTACCGTTGACTAAACTCTTGAAAGCTAAAGCTCCGATGCCTAAGGATCTGAGCAGCAATAGATCGAGTAGTATTGATCTCTATACACATATTCACCATCTCCATAGGAGACCAGTGATTGTGGTTGATTAGGTATTTAATTAACTTAGCACTGGTCTCAGTGTTTGATTGATTTGATGGGTTGGACACCCTTGCCATGTAGCTGATCAGTTCTTCAGCGTTAGGGGTGATGTGAATCAGGTTGACAGTGTGGTGCATGTAGTAAGTTAATAAATTTTATTTAGGAAGAATGAATCCTGTATCATTTAGATGGCCCTTCAAGAGGCCATTCAGATGATCTAGATTCAGTCTTCTTCTTAAACCCCTATCTTTTAAATTAAAGATAGTAGAATAAGATATATCCAATCACCCGTTCGGCTTACGCCTCACTGAGGATATAAGGATTCATTACTAGTTAAGTACTAGTTTTGTGTCATTTGAGAGGCAGTACTCACAGGATGTCAATTCAAGATGACATCAATAGAAGGGGAAGTGGGGATCTCACGTCTTCGTGAGAGACGCAGTTCCCCCCGTTTCCCCTTTCCCACCCCTGTAATAATGTCGGGTCGGTCAGACCGGTTGCTACACCTTGTGTCTTATAATGAGACCCAAGTGGGAATGCCACCAGCTTTTCTCCCCCCTCTAGCCTGCTGACGTTGGCTAAGGTCCATGCCAAGGGTGATGTGGTTAGCACCAGTTTGAGGGTCATCCAGCCAGGTATCGAGGATGTCTTGCCAGTCTTCCTGTCTCCTGGCTTTGACGGCCTCATAGGCGGAGATACCCATGGCATCGGTGAAGTACTTGACTCCTTGGGCAAGGGAGTCCAATCTGTCATCGTGTCTTACAGCCCCTTTCTCCCGGCACATACGGGACATCTGATAGAAGAGCATGTACAGAAGTCGATCTTCTGGTGCTGCGTCTTTGTTGGAGGAGTAATCCCACTCCACGACACTGCGGTCAATGATGAGCCGGTGTTGATTCATCACTGGTTCTAGGGCATCGATGATTCGGTCTTCTTTACGGACGTTGGCCCGCACTTCTTCTACGTCTATGGCTTGTTTGGTTTGTTGAAGGTGTTTTTTAAACAGTTCTGCGACGATACCGTCACCGAAGTTTGTTTCGATAAGGAGTTTAGTAACATTGTACCGCTTACACCCACGAAGGATGTCAAGAAGTGTAGTGTCGCTATAACCATCGCGATACGCTCGTACTTCGTGAACGTAGAGAAAGCCATTCCTTTGGGAGATATAGGTAGCTGCTGTTTCGTCAGTACCCCGACCAGAGGGGTCAATGGAGCAGATGGTTTCGGTGTACGGTCCCCATTCACCTTGCAGTTGCATGGGTGTATAGAAGTAGTCCCCCGGTAAGCCCACCGTTGGGAGGTCCTTCAACACGTTTCGTGGATCAGAGCACCAGACCACCGCATCAGGAGCCTGGGTGGGGTTGACGGAGGTCACCACAAGGTCAGAGAACTTAAGTGGGAACTTCTCCGCGTCACTGAGGGTAGTATCCAGCATGAACTGAAGCATGAAGTTGCTTCGGCCCATAGCTGCTTCCCGTTCCAACAGGTCATCAGCACTAAAGCGGTCAGGGTCGGTGACAGCCCAGGCTTCAATACCTTGATCGATGTCCTCTTGGAGTTGAGGAGCAATCAGGCCTTCGTAGTTGGCAAGGGAGCGGGGGTAACGGGCAGGCCAGACAAAGGGGCGGTAGTTCCGTTCAGCCAGCTTGCGGTAAATGGTGAAGGTGGTCTGGGGTGTCCCCAGGTACATGATTCGGGAGTCCTTCTTTGGGGTCAGGATGGACTCAGCTTCTGTACAGAGTTGAAGGAGCTTTTCCCGCATCATCTCGGTCATCGAGTTACCAGGGACTTCGATGTCATCAAGAATCATCAGGTCAGCACGAGAACCGGTGAGCTGACCCGTAATACCCACACTTTTGACGGAGGGGGCTTGGTGGGGGGAGCAATTCACGTCAAAGCTGATCCGTGACCACCGGGAGTCATCGCTCTTTGGCCTCAAATGGACGAGCCACGGGGTTTCGATGATCAGCTTCTGAAGGAAGATCGACATGTTGTCAGCCCGCTCTTTAGAAGCGGAGATAATCATGATCTTCTTTTCAGGGTTGTTGAACAGGGTCCACAACACAAAGGCACCAGTGATCCAGCTCTTACCAACACCACGAAAGGCTTGGATCTGTAGTCGTTTGGGGCCATGCTGCAGGTAGTCAGCAATGGCGTATTGAGCACGGGTAGGGGAGGGAAGATCGAGCTGTTGCCACAAGGCTTGCAGAAACAGCTTGAAATCGCCCTTCAGTGCAGAAAGGACATCCGTCATACGAGCTTCCCTGAGCCCTTCCAGCCAGTCTTTTGCTTCTTGGGAGGATTACGTTTGCGATCCTCTTCAAAGTAGTTATGCATATCTGGTGATACATTCCTAGGGATCTTGTTTAAAGGTGCATCCAGGAAGTCAGCATTGGCCCTACGCTTATTAATGTTGGTATCGTTTGTCAGATCTGTAGTTGTGCGACCACGAATGGTGAGAAGGTCAGCAAGTTTCTTGTTCTTCTGAGGCATCGCTAGAAGGTCTTGTACGGTGGTTTAGATATGCTTGGCGTGGTAGACACGGAAAAGCCCCCACAGGGGTGCTGCAGGGGCATACAGAGGGGTCTCAGAAGACGTTAGGACTTCTTCTTCCTTTTAAGTGAATCTAGATACTTAGATCCATCCAGTTTTTCACCGGAGAAGTTGGACTCGGTGTTGAACTTGCTGGTCAGCTTAGAAGCAGAGGAGGCTTGAGCTTTATCCTCACGATCCTTCATCCGACCAACCATGTCCTTCATGAGGGGGTTGTTGGTCTTGCTGGTCCCGTAATTGCCAGATTCGCGATTAGCTGTAGAAGCAGAAACACGACGCTCAGTGGGCTTAGCAGGAGCTGCCGGTGCCTTAGGAGCGCTGCTACGGGTCACAGAGGACGGCATCCGGGCAGAAGATCCTGAGCTTATTGCTGCGCGGGATGACGTTGCACGTGCCGGGGGCGGAAGCTTGGGTGCATCGGGAGCCTTAGCTTTGTCGAGGCCGTAGTTGCTACGCGAAGCTTGAGTGTCGTATAGAGTTTCATACATCCGTGAAGCAAGCGTGGGGCTACCTCCACCACCAGAAGTCTTAGGTTTGGCGGCGCTAGGATTGACCCTGCGGCCAGCACCAGGAGTCGTTTGGAAGTTAACATTGCTGCTGTTTTGGCCGGTGCGTCGGGGAGTGGCCTGACTGCTACCGCCATTACCCCCACTCGGCTTTCCTTGGTTTTTGGTGACAAACGGGTGGTTGGCAAGTTTGTTGAAGCCACCTGCCACATTAGCGCCCTGAGCTGCAATAGCGGGTAGAACGAGAGCTTTACTGGCTGCGCCTTTTAGACCAGCTTTTGCAGCAGCCTTTGCCGTCGAGGCGGCTGCTGCTTGTGGCACACTCGCGCTTGCAGGCTTAGGACGTGCAATAGAACCTGAGGGCCTACCAGCACGACCACCTGCCTGCCCACCGGTAGGTCGTTGGCCTGCGCCACGGTTATTTGTGGGGTCTACTACCTGAGCATTCCATGATGCAGGAACACGTACCGTCTTGTCTCTGGTGCCTGCAATCGGTTTTGTTGGCTTACCAGCCCGACCACCAGCTTTGCCACCAGTTGGGCGCTTGTTGCCGCCACGATTGTTACTAGGAGATGCCATTACTATTTAATCCAAGATAAAATTAGGTGTTCTTTATTTGGGTTCTCCCCAAAGGTTGATCTCATCCACGAGATCCAGTTTTGTGTTCCCTTCGCCTGATTGCAGGATTTACAACTGGGCACAAGATTATTGGTCTGACTACTTCCACCAGTAGAACGGGGACGAACATGATCCAGGGTAAGTTCATCGATGTCATAGGATTCTCCGCAGTACACACAACAGCATCCAAAGTGTTCTTTGATGGCTCTTCTCCAGAGCCGTTTAGCCTCAGGAGATGTCATGGTTATTAGGTTTTGCAGATAGTGATCAGGTGAGGGGAACAGAGGTGTCATCGCTTCGCGTTAGTCTTACGAGCACCTTTTGCACGGTTAACCTTTCGCGGAACAATGCGGAGGTTATCCTTTGAATTATTCATGGGGTTGCTATCCTTGTGGTCTACTTCGTGACCAGCAGGGATGTTGCCCATTGAGCGACGTGCGCGATGCCGTGCTGCATCTTCTTTCTTGTGAGCACGTCGGTAATCTTTGAGATAAGTAGCGCGGGCCTTATACTCGGCTTTCCAATCTCGTGCCATTCATACGACTCCGAACTAATTCTGGATCAATCTTGGGGAGGATTGACACAAGTTGATCAAGGGGAGAACCATCAACAGCAATACCATTGATGTCATTATTTTTAAGCCAGTCACACATCGCTTTGAGGTCCTGGGTTGTAGCTTCCCCGGACTTAATGCGACGAAGATATTCTTCAGTGACAAGGCGGTGCAGTTCGTTGAACTGGTCTTCTGTGGCTTTCTGTTTACGAGCCATTTCTCAGTACGATCTGATCTAGTTTGTTTTCGATGCGGATCATGTGATCCTCCATCTTTTGCAAGGCATTGGCTAGCTCTTGGCGGGGGACGTATTTCTCAGCAAGCCGAAGTTCTACGCCATCAATGCGCTTGTCGATGTCATCCATACGTGAATTAGACCGTCCATGTAAAGCAAAGACTCCCCCACCAAAGCCAAGCACGAGCGATGCGGCTCCAATGATGGCTTCAACCATTTTTAGATCTCATGATATTGATGAGCTTTGTGGCATAAGCCGGATCAGTTGCGTAGCCCTCGTGGACAAGAAGCTGAGCGCATTGTTCAGGGTTAGTGGCACGGTTGACGCCCTTCATGTCTTTGTAGTCCTTGTACCACTTGGTCACAAGATCAGAGACGCAGGCATCGAGGGACGGGTAGTCCTTGAACCAGGCATCAACCTTGCGCTCCATACCAGCAATGAACTCAGTGGTACGGACAAGGGAGCCTTCACCAGTTCGGCCTTTAATGCCAAAGTAATTGTTCTTACCTGAGGTGTGCTGACCCCAGCCAGACTCAAGAGCCCATTGAGCAGCAACCACTTCGGGGTACTTAGCACCAGCCGTTCTGGCTGCAGCTTTGACGCCTTCCCACGAGTTGGATGCGTGTTTTGCAGGAACTTCGATGCTGGGTTTGTCGAGGCGGAAGGTCATGAACCAGCCAGTCCTGGGGCCTTCGACTTCCCAGCGACGTAGCCAGTTCTTCCAGGAATAGCGGACATCTTTGCCACCAGAGCCGATCTTGACGTAGCCACCAATCACGTTGTCCAGCTCCCCATAGGGATCGTGGAAGACACCATTGACTCCGTCATCACCAATGAGGAGCATCCAGTGGCCACCACCGCTGGGGGCAGTGACTGGTCCGTGATGAAGGATGCCAGTGGCTACAGGGAAGCCAGCCCTTAGTTCGGAGAGAAGGGTGGCCTTTGTTCCGTTTTTGTAAAAGCTTGCAAGAACACCATATTGCTGACAAGCTTTGATGTGAGCGGTGTATTGAGTTGTATCACCGTATTTAAGTACGGTCTTTAAGTAGTCATCGTCAGCATTACTACCACGCAGGGCATCAGGACGGAGATACTTGATGGCCATAGCACATGTTGAGCTAAAGCACATTCGATCTCCGTGCCTGGTTGCACTGTCCCCTTGAGCGTAGTATTGCCTTACTGGCAACACGGTCATCGCTCAGCCTTGGATGATTTTCTTGATCTGTTCGATCTTGTCGTCTTCTTTACGCAGAGGCTTCAGTGCGCTCACAGCGTTGGAAAGGAGTTGAACAAGGCCGTTGGACTTGAGCTGGCTTTGTCCGACAACTTCAGAAGAAAGAAAAAGGACGAAGAAAATAACGGTCTCGATGGAGACCTTAATACCAAAAAAGGTAAGCATTGTAGTTATTCAGTAACTGGGGGTTCTGTAGGTGCTTCAGTTGGGGGCTCAGGAGCCGGAGTCGGGGCCACATAGGTGCCATCCGCTTGCTTGATCCAGTTCTGCTCCACGTTGTCGGGGCAGGACTCAAACATGGCCACCACTTGAGGAGTGAAGCAATCTTCGATGGTGAAGCCTTCAGGAGGCGTGAACACTTCGATGACCGTGTTCTCAGTAGAAAGTCGTGCGTAGTTCATGGGGATCACCAGTAGATAATTACAGCGCCAGGGCCACCACGCCCGGAAATCGCGTCGTTGGTTACGGCTGAATTACATGCGGCTGCACCACCGCCACCACCGTTTCCACCAGATCCGCCAGCAGCTTTAGCTGATGAGCAAGACGCGCTACCACCGCCAGCACCAAATCCACCGTTCCCAGCAACGCCATTTTGACCGTTTATATGGATGCCAGGCCCTGAAGCGCCTGGTCCACTATTACCTGCTGCTCCTTGCACACTAATAAAACCCCAAGTTCCTGCCCCAGAGCCATCGACTTGCCAAGGAAACCACCAATCAACACCAGAGCCATTTCCAGGCATTCCTATTGTCGTAGTGGTGCCTGTGATGTAATACCCCCCAAGACCTCCAGCCGTTGCGCGACCTGATCCACCACTGGCTCCAAGGGAGCTACTTGCGGTGGGCATAGATCCGTAGCCACCAGTGCCATGGCCACCTTCGCCACCACTGTTGTCAGTTAGTGTTCTGGTAGGTAAGCAGCACCAGGAGCCGCCAGCAGAAGCCTGAACAGAGGCACTGGCAATGTTGCTTGATGTTTGACCAATGCCAAATGGCGTTCCAGAGGACCCACCGCCAGTGGTGGCACCAGTCGTAGAGCTGGGGTTATCTCCAGATGAACCACCAGTTGATGTAAATGCCTCAGACACGCCGGAAGTTGTGCCTGTGCCACCGGGAATGGCTGAGGCGCTTGACACTAACCCTCCGGCACCACCAGTAGCTGATAAGAACGCACCGATGCTACTAGTTCCACCAGCGTTGCCGGGTGTATTAGTGATTCCAACTGAGGCTCCTCCGCTGCCAACTGTGACGGCAATACTCTGGCCTGGAGTGACCGCAATTATTCCTTGGGCGTAGCCGCCGCCAGCGCCACCCCTGGAATAATTACCAGAAGCAGCACGTCCCCCACTGCCGCCACCACCAATCGCAACCCCAAGAATCTGCGTAACTGCGTCGGGCACAATAAATGTGTACGAGCCACTGACAAGATAAAGACGTCGGTCGACACGGAATCGCCCGAGTGCGCTGCCGCTAGAACTTGTCGAAATAGAACGTCCCATGATTAAGCCTCGTACCCATAAACGTTGACAGAAGCAGTCGCTGCACTGACGTATGCAACGACTTGTTTTGTGGCTTCCGCCACGATCCCCGTCCGCTCCAGGACCCCGTTGGCGGGGATGGATGCGTCGTATTCAAGCCACTCCCCATTGCCCGGGGTAGCTGTTGCTGCCACCGCCAGCCGTGCGGTGATCGCACTGGACCCACGGTTGCAGATGTTTACCGTGAAGGTTGCAGTTGTTGCAGCAGGGACGGTATAGACTGTTGTATTAGTTGTTGCTGTTGGATTTGATTGTCCAAGAATTCCAGAAGCCATAATCAGAAGGAAGAAGCGAAATAGACGAATGCTGGCGTCGAATATGTGCGATCAAGCTTTGCAGGAGTCACCGCAGCATTGTTGATCTTTGACGTAGTGACTGCACTATCATTGATCTTTGACGCGGTAATTGCATTAGCATTAATTGTCCAAGTCGTTAGATCTAGGCTGACTTGGATGTCACCCTTTGATCCAGAGGTAACATTGCCTGCGCCAATCGCAAAGCCATCGACGTACGCTTTTGTTGTTGCGTGGGTGCCAACAGTCGGCGTACCAACAGAAACCGGATTAGTGAAGCTATAGTTAGCCGTAAGGGTCAGGCTACCTGTATCCTTCACAAATGTATCCACATACCCCTTTGTAGCAAATTGGTTGCTATTGACGGGAGTAGGACCAGTTGGTGATTGTGCAAAGCTGGCACTTCCAGTGAAAGTCGTGTTCGCTAAAGAAGTGGAACCAGTGAAGGTATAGTTAGCCAGCAAGGTGACGTTGCCAACGTCCTTCAATGTATAGTTATTAACTTCCTGAGAAACGTACAGAGTTTGCGTGTAGTTCTCATTAAGGTCCTGAGACCTGATGGCAGAACCTGGATAGAAGGTGGCAGCCAGTTGGCTATCATCCGTCTCCCGATAAATTCGGATCACTGCACCGTTGACGGGAGCCGTGTTGAATTGAACAGTAGTGGCGTTGGCTAAAGTGTATGCAGTTGTAAGAACTCCATTAAGGCTAACCTTGATGTGAGTTGTATCTAAGTATGGGAAGGTAAAAGAAAAGAGGACGGTGGTTCCGTCCCCTGTGTAAGTATTCTGAGTGACGGCCATTACTTGTTAACCATGTTAAGAAGTGCGTTAGCACGTTCGGTATCACCAGACTGACGAGCCTTCTTGGAAAGCTGTCGAATAGACTGAGTTTCTACAAGTTGAGCAACATTGTCTTCTGTGGCTTGCAGCTCCATCCATGCCTGTTTCTTGGCATTTTCAAGGATGGTTTTGATCCTTGCGCCGTGCAGAGTCTCGTCAACGGTATAAGGACGGCTTGCAGCGCGATCCCGCTCCATGTTGAGGATTGACTCAATCATCTGTGGATTCTTAAATTCAGCAGCAAGTTGAGCCTCAAGGTTTTGCTTGCCAATGAGATATTGGTACCTTGACTTCATTGCTGGTGTCAGAACTTCGTTGTTCGGGCCAGTGTTGAAAGTTGTCTTAGCATCAATGCCTGAGCGGAAGAAAAGATCTCGGGTTGGGGTAGATCCCAAGTTAATCTGGAAGGGAGACACAGCATTAAATGCACGTGTCATGAAGTCATAGTCATTGATCCTGGCACCCGTCAGGATGTCGTGGCGGTAAGGAAGTTTCCCGTCAGGACCAGCCAGGAATTCTGCGTACAGGTTTCGGTTGCGTAGAGAGTCCTGAATGCCGTTATCCAGTTCGCGCATACCAGGGCTTAATAGTTTGCCAATCTCATTCCGCATACCACCCCAAGGAATGGTGTTGTTTGCGATGTTGGCGAGAATACCTGCTGGTCGTGTACCCTTAAGCTGCATGAAGTCATTAAGCTGCGTAATCCCAGCAAGGAATGATTTATTGGTAACATTTGCTCCAATAACGTGACCTAAGCGGCCAAACATATCTTCAGTCCACTTCTCACCCATTTCACGTGAGGCGTCACCGATATCAGCGACAGTGGAAAGAAAACTATTAAACGGTTCAAGAGCGTCGTAGCTGATGTACTTATCACCCACCTTGAGCGACCGTGGACGCCAGCCCATTTGAATCCAAGTATCACGGAGCTGCTTGTCAGCAGGACCATTGCCCGTCAGCATTCCATTAAGAAATAACGTTGAGGCGGTCATGACAGTGGCATAGCCAAGGGCAACACGCCCATTAACAAGGGCCTTCATAGCAGCATGATCTTCAGGACTCTTGATGCCGTAAGTCAGCATCTTGGGATCATCCCAGGCAAGATTCCTAATGTCATGCACCTCTTGAAGCTTTCTATTGAGCAAAGGGGTGTGCTTAGCAGTCAGCTCTAGGGCGTTGTATGCAGTCTTAGTGAAGAGCAAGAATGGTTTAGCAAAAGGAGCCTTCTCAGCAAACCGCTCAAAGTCCGCAGCCCAGCCACGAAGGTCCTGAGTAAGAGAGACTTCTTCTTGGGCTCGTTTCAGTAGTGTGTCCTGGATCTGTCCATCAGCAGACCACACTTCACGTTCAAACTTAGCCTCATACAGCCTGGTGAGCTGCTTAGCATCAGCATCAGACACAACGCCTTTAGCCTGCTTGAGAGTCTCATAGGCATCATTGAACGCCAGTTGACGAACACGGCCACGAGCAAGTAGATGCCCGAAGAACTGGTCTCCAGCAGCCATGGCCCGGCTACTCCAGTTGAACAGTGGAAACTGGTTAAGCTTCCGAATCAAGTCGGCACTGTTGTAAGCGAAGTTATCGCCATTGGAGCCAAACTGACGGAAGTATTGACCCATCGCTTCCCATTCAAGATCCCTTGCACGATTGATCTCAATGCTGTCAGCAATGGATTTGGTCGTAGGAGTGTCACCTGTGATTTGACCAGCCCAACGCTGCTTGGCAAACATCCACGCCTCACCAATGGACTCCTGCATAGCACTGATGCCAGCAAAGGCTCCACGGGTTACCTGATCATCTCCACGGAGATAGTCACCCATACTGCCAATGATCGTGGCTACGGGTCGCATGAAGGTTGAGAGCCCTGTTCCAGTGAATGCCCGCATCGGAGTACGAGGACCAGACAAAACACTGTGAACCATCATCGATTGTAATTCACTGACTACTGCACTCTTTTGCGAGTGATCAGCATCGGTGTATCCATGAAGTTTGTTCTTAAAGAACGATTCAAGGTCCTTGAAGCTGGAGATCTTGTCACCAGCAGTTGCAAGAAATTCAATGTAGGTGTTGAGAAGGGCGTCATTGGTATCACCACGAAGGGCTTGCTTAATCGTGTTGACCTGGGCTGCAGCGGCATCAGAAGCCTCAGTCAGCTTGGTCATAAAGTCGATATCTTTGTCAGCACTATTGGCGACACCACCCGAAACGGACTTACCCTTTCCGGTACCCATCATTCGCAGGTTATAACTATTCAGCATCGATGTCTCTTTCCGCAGTCGTGCCAATGTGGCAATCCGACTGAAAATCAAGTCACCAAGGCTATCTTTGTCAAGGATATCAATTTGATCGGAGACGCTTTGAGCACCACGAGCTACGTCTCGGACCTGCTTAAGCAACGTACCCACAAGGACATCGTGAGCCATCAGTTGAGAAGCATTCAGGATCTCGCGACCTTCTGCAACGTTTCCTCCAAACTTCGGGCCACCCTCAGGGTTGCCAAACGTTCCAAGGAAATCAACAATCTGCTCATCTGAGACGGGAGTCTCACGATAGTGCCCAGAGTCATCGAGAAACTCATTGACACGAATTTGAGCATCAAGCAGATCGTTTTGAATCTCCTTGGCACTTGCAGCACCGTAGATCTTCTTGAAGTCAGGATCGGCTTGGTAGAACTTGGCAAGGTTCTCAGCCTCCTGAACAGTCATTCCAGGGGCACCAACTTCCATGCGGCGAATCTGCGCTTCAGTCAGAACAGAACGTGGTGTACCTTCGGCTTGAGTCAGATCCTTCTTGATGACCACGGTATCCCGCAGGGCACCCATCGGATCACCATCTGCAGTGATCGCTTGGCCACGCTCCGGGGTTCCACCGTCATAGACAAATGCATCATCGGGATCCACCTCCTCACGAGAGATGCGATCCATTGCCACATCGGTGCTTTGATCAGCCTGACGTGTAGCACGAAGCTCGTAGTTACGGTTAGGACCCCAATCCACACCACGCTTGTTGGCCTCATCGACCATCAGCTTTTGCTTCTGTGCATCATCAAGCTTGGACCAAGGACTTGCTCCGGTGGAATTGACACGCTTCTGCCATTGAGCAAAGGTCTCGTCAGTCAAGAGTTTAGCTTTCTCGCTCTTATGGGCAGCCATCTCCACGCGCTTGCGAGCCTCCCTTTCAACACGTTGTGTTAGGGCTTGATAGGCGCGCTCTTCTTGACCACGGAGTTCAGTCAGGTGTCGGTCCTGAGCCAGCTTGGCAATGTCAGGATCAAGTGGCTTTACATTCCCAGCACGAGCCGCCTTAACACCACGTACACCAGCACCAGCAGCCTCGAACGCAGCACCAAAGACGCCACCAATGCCAAGGCCATCAGCCATGTTGTAGACAGCACGCTGAGCCGGTGACATGTCGTCATTCGTCGCGATTGGCGCAAGAATTGACTTCCATTCCGGTTTCAGCTTGATCAGTGCTGCTGCTACATTACTTTCTTGGGATTGGTTGCTAGTAACATCAGCCACAAGGCCAAGAGCAGCATCCTGAGCCAACCGGCCCTGGACAGTGGTCTTGTTGCCAGAGAGGAACTTGAGTGGCTTAGCCGCAGCCTTACCCACAGGCCCGGCTTTAGCGACAACTCCAGCAGTTTTACCAGCCACTCCACGGGTAGCCACGCCGAGAGTAATCAGCTCTACAGCAGATCGGAGGACGTTACCCCACACTGTACGGGTAATGGGCTTCTCCAATTGCATGAACGGTGGTTTGTAGTCGTCACCTTTCTCGTAAAATTTAGGGTCAAGCCACTTAGGAAGGGCCATGACGCTGTTAGCAGCATCGACGACACCACCACCTACGGCATTAACAGCTTCCTGAGCATTCTCACCCAGGCCAAACTCCTTAGGTTTAAGGGTTTGATGTGGAGGTTTAGGTCGCCCTGTTTTAGGATCAATGGATTGTTGAAGGGCTTTCTGTTCGGCGGCAGCCTGTTGCTTGGCTTGTTCATCCTGCTGCTTCCGAAGAGCTTGCTCATTATCAAGTTGGAGATTGATACGCCGATCGTTTAATACGTCTTGTTGATCAATCTGAATATTGTCTTCAGAAAAAGGGGTAAACATTAGCTAGCTGTACCATGTAGGAAAGTGAAACGGCGGCCATCAGGCGTGGCAATAGTAAGAACATCACCGTGTTCAGAAGGTTTCTTAGAAATCACGCGGGCTCCATTCTTCAAAACAACGGGTGTGCCTGCGGGAACCGCATAGTCCCATCCAAGGTGCCTCCCATAAGAACGGCTTGCTCCAAACTCACCTCCCGGAGCAGTCACACCACTAGACAGTGGAACAAGACCGTTTGCCATTTTGAAGGAGATGTACTTATCTAGGGAAGTCCGGTTAAAGAACGCTCCCGATACATCTTTGACATCAAGATGCGCTCCCGTTGAAGTGGGACCAATATTCCCAACGCGATAGGCGACTTGTGGACGCAGCCGTGTGACATCAATGTTGGATGCACTTAGGTTGGCTTTTGCCTGCTCCATCGCTATTGCCAATTGACCAGGCTTGAGCTTTTGCAGGCCGATCCAGGCATTACCTAACCCAGGAACATAGCTTTGAGCTGAAGCTTGCCCTGACCAGAACTTACCGGTGCGCTCACGCAGGTAGGCAATTGCAATCTTGTCTTGTGTCTGTTCATTGAATATTTCACCAGGACGTGCAACGCCTCGATCGATTAAACCTTGAAGTGTTGGGTGGATAAATTGATACCGACCAGCAGCATGAATTCGGCGCTGACGGCCAAGATTGAGAACTTCTCCAACACTCATCTGAGTCAGGGGTCGTCCAAATGTCGCAGTACCCGTACCAGATCCAATCGCAGTGTGGCCGCCATCATCTCCACCTTTATTCATGGCGTCGTAGCCATTCAGTTTGGGATCAGTAGAAAGACTTTCCTTGGAGGCGATAAGGTCCAGCACAGGCTGGTAGGGATTCATGTTGGCACCACCTGTACCGCCTTCTACAGCTCGTAGTGTGCGGTCAATGGATGGACGCCATGTCAGAAGCTGCCTGAACTCAGGACGCACACCCTCGTACAGTTGAGCAGAAGGCGGTCGCTGAAGAGCTGGTCTGCCGTATGCCTTCATTTGAGCATCAGCGATGTCAAACGGGGAGGCGTTTTTAATGCGACTTGTCAGGGCCCAAATGATTGGCGGGATTGAACCACCTCCTTGCCTAAACCCCTCTAGTTGAAGAATCTCCTCCTCATTAAGAATCTTCTCAGTGAATAGTGCTTTCGGATTGGCAGTAATCTTGGCTTGAATCTGGCGAGCACGCTGGCGCTGCGCTTCAGCACTTGTACCTTTTCCAGCAAGCTGAAAGCCTGGGTTTTTCAAATCAGGCGATTTCCCATCCTGCTGCATTCGGATGGAGAACATACCTTTCCCCTGGCGACCACTTTCAATTTGCTTGATTACGTCGTCTCGTGCTTGATCCCAGGCAGCCTGAGGTACTACACCTTGACCGATTAATGCAGATGCTCGTTCCGAAACCATTCGACGAGCAACACCTTGGGCAATGAAGAAGTCACCATTCTGGTTGTACCCTTTGTCAACACGACCTATGGACTCTTTCAGCTCAGCATCGACAGCATTGAAGATGTTGGTTTTGACATCAGCAGGCACCATCTCCTGCTTCTTTGCATCGTCGTCATACTTATCACGCAGCTTGGCTGAGTACCGACCGCTATTAAGCTCACGCATAGTGAGCATCCCATCAACCTTCTTTTGAAGGAGGATTGCGTCACCAATCTCGTCAGCAAGTTCTTCAGCGGTCTCCATCGACTTAAGCCAAGCCGGAGGAGAGCCAAAACCACGACTTTGCCATTCGGCAATCGCCTCTCTAACCTCATCCTTGGAAAGGGGGCGTTGAGCTGCAAATTGATTGAGCCTCTGCTCAAACTGAGCTTTTTCATCCTCAGTTGCTTGCTCACGGTCAGCACGGACTTGGTTGTTGTATTCACGAACTGCTGATCGCAGTTGTGGAAGGTCGGTAGTCCCAAAACGCTCACCAAAGAGGACGGGCTTAGATTCACCATTCGGGATGAACTGAGTAGACTCAAGTTCCATCAGATCGTCTGAGGTGAACTTGCCAGCCTTTGCTGCATTAACTAGATAGCCAATTGCTGAGCGTCGCTTTTCACCCAACTCTTTTGGATCACCACCAGACATGCGTTGGATCCAATTAAGGACACCAGCTCCACGACCTGCTTGCCATTCAGTGAGCAGATCATTACTCTCCTTCTGAGTTCGGTCAAGTTCCAGCTCCTTAGCCCGTTTTTCAGAAAAAAGGAGGCGTTCTTGAGATTCCTGCTTACGCATACCTTCATAAAGGTATTGGTTAGCAAATGCCTGATTGAGGCCACGGAACCGCTTTAAATACTCAGCGCGGACAAGAGTATTAACAGCCTGATAAGTTTCAGGTGATGCGTTGGCAGCTTGGGCCAAACTAATCTGCTGACCACCAATATCGAATGGTCTGTCTGCTATTTCAGCACGAAAAGCTCCGTAGTTTTCTCCGCCTTGAATTGCCCATTGTTTGCTAGCTCCGTAGAGTTGGCGACCAGAAAGGTTTCTGATTCTAGAAATATATTCTTCAGTGTAGCCTGCCGCCCTTAGCTTGTTGACTACATTGTTGACTTGTGTATCTGCTGCATCAATCTGCGCTTCACCAGCCTTTAGCTGCTGGTAATCCTCAAATGTAATGCCGGACTCAAAGGCAATGTTGGCCCCTTCCAGTTCGGCAATTTCATCCCTTTTCTTCTTTTGATCAAGAACAATTTTACCAATAGTACCAGAAAGGGCCGATAGAGCAACAAAAGCTTTCTGGGTATCCTCAGACTGAATCAGGTAATTATTTGCCTGAGTCTTCAGATTCTGAGCTTGACCTTCAAACACAGCACGATCAGAAGCCCGTTCAAACTGACGGTTGTCTTGACGGTTCTGAGCTTCTAATCCTTGATTCCGTTCTAATTGAGATTGATAAGCATCCCGATTTCTACGCTCAGCATCAGCGTTATCTCTCATCTGCCGTAGCAGATTATTGCCTTGTTGACCGATAGCGTCAACGCTGGCGGTAGACATCTGGATGGGGTTGAAACCTCTCTCGCGGGCGTACCCTTGATACTTTATTTGTTCCATTTATTTTTTATGAAAAGATACCAGCAATACTTAAGCCAAGACCAATATCGCTTGTAATGCCATTAAGTGCTGATGCAAACGAACTCCCTGTAGCCCCTTTGATCGGAGCAGGTCCTTTAACCGGAGCACGAGGATCGAGCAGCGTTGCACGGGGCATCTTAAGAGGAGCCATCGGTGCAGGTGCTTTAAGCGGAGTAAGCATCCGCCGGGACTGAGCGTTGAGATCAGCACCGTATTTCTCGGTGGCGATCTGCCTCTTCGATACAGCACTCTCCTTAGTGGCACTCACAAGGCTCTCTGCCAGCACTGCTTGGTTTCGGCCATATCCAGCCAATGCAGACGCCAAAGCCTTACCAGCGGACCTTCCAGACACCCCTGCGGCCTGAATCTGACCCTCTTCTTGCAGCATCTTGACAAGCATGTCTTGCTGGTCAAAAGCCATACCAGTCAGGATTTCTTCAAACCTACGGTTCTCAGCTTCATAGGCCACCTGAGCGGCTTGATTGTTGAAGCCAAGCTGCATACCGTAGATACGTTCAGACTCATTGAACTGACGTACTTGGTTACCGTAGTCAAAGTCACGGATAGCTAGGTCGTACTGATACTGCCGTTGAGCAGTGGCATCTTGGTATTGAGCATTCTTCTCAATATTGCGCCTATTTACCTGGTTCTCTTGAAGACGCCAATCGTAGTCTCTCTGCGTCTCATCCCACTGGTAATTATAGACACTTGTATCATAGGCAAATTGGGCATTTGCGGCCTTCTTTTGAGCCCTGCTTGATGCGAGTGAACTGATTAGTCCAAACACTACTTACCTCCTCGTATAGAACCTTGGTGAATAAATACCCTCCCACTTCATTGACAGCAAACTAACAGGAAATGGTGAATCAGAGAAAATCCTTAGCCTTATATTGTCTGATCGCTGGTAGATTGGCACAGTAAATTGAGACGTATTGACAAACGGAATATCGTTAGCGAGATAGTAGTCTGCATTACGCACACCTTCTGTTTCCTGCCACTCTGTCCTGCCACGAGAATTAAGTTTGAAGACCACATCACCACCCAGCCCAAGGATGAACTTGAGTCGTGCAATAGTCAACGATGCAGTGTAATCAGTCTGTTGCAGGTTGTCACCAGTGCGGTAGTAGATCCTAGGGATCTCTAGGTCCATATCGTAGATGTAACCAACGATCATATCTTCGCTAGTCAGATCAATGTCAGGAACCTTGGCATAGAAACCGCCACCATCCTGGAGCACAGTTGGCAGTAGAACCAA